TGTTGATGACTTTTCGGTAAAGCCCCATAAAAATGCCCTTCTTGTGAGGGAAATTGATTCGGATAGCGTCATTGATGGCCTCCAAAGCGATATCTTCAGGAATCTGCGTATCGGCACCATAGAACAGCTTCAGCGCATAAAGCATCTGGCTACCGCTGTCCCCCTTGCCGTCGATGATGATGTTGGCCAATGCCGGATTCAGTCCAAGTCCCGAAGTGGTCGAAGAATCCGCTATGCGTGATATCTTGGTCAGTGCTTCGATGTACTTGTCAATGTTCATTTCGATAGGCTCTATCTTCCAGCTCTGCTCATGTCCGTCCACATCAATGAAATCCACACACATGAAGAACTTGCCGGCATTGTTCTTGCCCGCCATTACTTCGGCTATCTGTTGGGCGAGCGTCTGCTTCACATCGTCCAGCTTCCGGAGAATCTGTGCTTCGTTCAGGTCTGGCTGCTTGTCCTCTATCAATCGGCGTTTCTCCTCCCAATAGCCTTGCGGAACATGCACGATGTAGGCAGCCGCTATCATGTTGTTGTTCAGGTAAGCGATGATTTCGGGCAAGGCATTGGCATCTGCCATCCAGGGCACGGAACCATAGAAGGAAGAGAGGGAATAGAAATTGCGTCCGAAGCTACGCATGGAATGGTATTTCATGGCCACTTCATGCTTCGAGGGATGCCATTTGTCGAACACCGGGAAGAGTTTGTAGGTCGGATTCGTGTAGGCATCGAAGTCACCTACCATGATATCGGTCACATCATCCACCCGTCGTGAATCGTTCTTGGGCCAGACAAGCCGGCAGTCAGCCGAAGGAACACACTCCAGCGAGTGAATCCAAGGCTTGCCCACACGGACGGATTTGCCCGAAACATATTTCACGAAGCAGCCCTTCAGATGGTTATACTCCATCAGCACGTGGCGGATAAAGCCCCGATAGTCCCAACTGTCCAGCCAGTTCTGTATCTCATCATCCTGCATCCAGTTCTGCACCCGTTCGTTCTCTTGCACCTCCAATGTGTAGAGCATCGGCCCTTGTCCATAAATCAAGCCCAGCTTGCGGTCAAGTATACCTGGTGCCAGGTTGTTTTTCTCCAGTATCCGTCGCATGTTCTTGGGCAGGTTGTTGTCTGCTCCCCATGGAACGACACGCACTCCGGCTACCGTTACGGGATCCATATCCCAACTGGTGGCATCGAAGCTCAGGAACCGCTCGAAGGTATCATTCAGACTACCCTCCATCCGCACGGCGTATGTGCCCACCTCGGTAGGCACAAAATGAAAGTCTCCAATTCTTTTTGTCTCACTCATAACTATCGGTTGATGTATATCCGGGACGCGTTCAAGTACAAGTCCCCACAATAATTCTTCACTATCTCACCCAGGGAATCTATGTTGTACCGGATGATGGAGTTGAACCAGTCCTTCGGCTTGCGCAGGTCGTCGCGGTTGGTTTTCTTGGTGATGATGCGGGTACCGCCTTCCATGGCATAGCCACGCCCCACGCCAAGATGCACATAGATACCCTCCTCGGCAAAGCTGAAACCGATGCTCGTTATCTCCTCACCAGCCCGAACCGTCTTGCCATAATGGCGATAGTTCTGCTTCAAACTAGAGGAAAGCTGCACATCCTTGTCTATGTGTTGGCCGATGCTTGTTACCAAGGCACCATTCACCATCTTTCCCCAATCCCTTACTTCTCGATTAAATTTAGCCACGGCTTTCACATCCTGCTCACGCTGATGGCGTTGAGTAATGCCAGTATCACCTTCTACACTCACTTCTATCGGCCAAGTCCGTCCGCCCAAAGAATTGGACTTCTGTCCCCAACTCCTTCGGTTCGTCATCGCTTCGGCCTGTCTCTTCATGATTCCCATGCTACAAAAGTACGATACAACTCTCCTACATAAAAGGACAAAAAAAGGCCCTGCCCACTCTCACGAGCAAGCAAGGCCACGCCCAAATATTTAGCTATGTAGTTATTTCTCTGGAAGCACTTGGTGTCTGGAAATATAATCCGAATCACCGATATCACCTTTCTCCAATCGTTTGAAGTCCGTACGGTCATACGTCACACGTTCGCCTCTATCAGTTTCTATATAGTCCGGAGTAATTCCCACCTCAGCCTTCACTTCTGCAGCAATGGTCAAAGCCCACTCCAGGTCAGTCACATTCTTCAAGGTATAGACAATCTTCATTGCTCACCCCCTTTCTCAGGATAACGGATATAATATAAATCAGTACAAAACTCCATGAATTCTTCATTGGGAAGTTTATCTTTTAGAGGAGATGCTTCAAACAATTTGAGCCAATCATCCAAAGATATTCTTTCTTCTGGAATAGAAACAGAGCATACATGAGTAAGACAATTATTGCTCATTGCTACCTCCTTTCTCCGTTTCCTTCAGAGCGGATTGTATGCACGATACCAGCTCGCGGAGTTCATCGGCCGAAGCATCGTCAATCACCGAGTTGCCATCAAACCACACCGTATAGATGTATTCACTGGTCTGACCACCGACATGCTTACGTGAAGATGCCACATAAGTAACGGCATCATCCACCAATTTACGGGCACGCTTCATCTGATACCTCCTTTCACACAAAGGAAAATCGCTTCAAAGAACCAAATGAACAAGAATGTTGCCGCTTCAGCCGACACCGAAACGACACACACCAAAGCTGAGAAAGCAAGGCAAGCATGGCCGATAAGCAATACCTGACGGTTAGAAACTGCACTCTCCAGTACAGAGGAGAACAAGGAATTATCACTATTCAGCCATACCTGGAAGGCTGATAACGCTGATGAGTTCAGCGCGGGACTAAAGTTTAACATAAAAACTTGTGATGATTTGGCTATATTAGGCAAGTTCTCTAGCACCCGAATGGATGCAAGAACGGCTGCCATTTCCCGGATCGCCAAATCATCACAAGTCTGCCCGTTGAGCAAAAGAGTGTGGGAAAGACAGCCGAATGCATTTATCGCATATAGCAACATCTACAAATTTCGTAAAAGGTACCAATTCGTGAATACCCACGATATGGTTGACCGATGGACATAAAAAAAGCCCAATTTCGTATTGAGCATCTATCCGGGTGCTCGACGGTGCAATAACATTGCAATGATTTGGCATTGCAAATATAAGAAGAATATTTGGATTGGCAAGCAAAAACCAAGGAAAATATAAGTAATACAAAATAAGTAATACAAAATAAGTAATACAAAATAAGTAATAAATAATACGTAAAAATGAAAAGGTTCCAGCCATAGCCGGAACCCTTAAAGGAAAGTTTATTTATCAAATAGCTTATATCTAGTAACCAAGGTACGTAATTTCTCGGAATACTGCCAAATATCTTCAACCTTGGATATAGGATATTTCACAACTTTGTCTTCAATTAGGCCAATATACATCTTTTCAGGGTTATTGAAATAAAATTTGCATATAGGTTTTCGACTATTGTCCAAATTAACCGAAAACAATGTTTTAGAATCACGAAAATCTATTCTATTAATATCAATAATATCACGTAATATATTTTCAACAACAGCATATCCATCTAATTCCAAGACAGTAGTTTCTACACCAACTTTTTCATTTTCTATTTGCGCATTATCAACAATAACTCCCATCTGGCGTAATATATGGTATTTTCTACGCTTTAAGCTCATACGTTCATCATCTGTTATATTTTCGAACTCGAAGAATTTATCTATCAATTTCTCTTCCGATTCATAATCTTTCCTGATATGATATATACTGATTTGGATGACATAGCAAGTATTATCTTGAATACCATTCTCAAAAAATGGCTTCAATATCTGTTCTGCTTCATCAAACAATCCTTGAAAATATTTTTGTCGGGCATCGTGAAGACCTTCATAAAAATTTAGTTGAGAAATTTTTCGAATGTAATCAGCTCTATCTTGTTCTTGCTTTCTTCTATTATTGAATAATTCCATGGCCTTATTGTAATCATCCATATCTGTCACAGTATCAATCTGAATAAGAAATTCGTAACATCTATCGGTTGACTCACTAACCCAACCATATATAGGTTCTATTATAAGCTGTCTCTTAATATCAGAAGCTTCATATCTTGGAATATAACCTATATGAAGACCATTGGATGAAATAACCATTACCGCATTCTTATCATAAGCATTGTTAGGTTCTGGAATAAAAAATACATGATCACCAACAGACAATTCATTTTTCAGAAATGATTTTGCCTCATTGGTTCGATAGAAACCACCCACAATTTTAATTTCATCAGAGGAGTAATCATCACCTATTCTATCAGAAGAATAGCTGCTACTTGTAGAAGTTGAATATGAAGAATAATCAACCTTTTTGAAAGTTGGCTCATTTTGTTTATTATCAGTGTCATTTTTGGCCAAAATGACTATAAAAACAAAGACCACTAATAGGACGAAGAATATTTCCATATATAAATGGAGAATCCTCTATCAGAGTGCGCCCACCGGTAACCATCCGGAATCCGACTTTACGGATTACACTCTGACAGAGGATTCATGTTTTTGGTTTAAATTGGGCACTACAAATATAAGCAGATAATTTGAAAACATCAAAGCATTAGTATAAAAAAGGTTCCAGCCATAGCCAGAACCCTTCAAGATGCATTTATTAATCAAAAGCGAAAACTTCTACTTGGCAAAGATAGTGATTGTCGAATTAAAATGCTATCTTTGCGAAAAAGAAATCCTATGAAAAAGATTCTCACCTTCATCCGGAATTACAGAGACCGCCGTCTGCGTGAACGGTGCGTCAAGTATGCCGTTAAATCCAAGCAAAACGATTACTCAATTTCACAAGAAGCAATCTACCTATATAGATTCATCAAAGGATTTGACTGTTAACCCTTATTGGGGTCAAGTTTCTTGGAAGGAAGAATCACCGGAATTGTAAAACGGACTTTGCTCTCCGAATGCTGTACACGGCCTTCGGTAGAAGATACCCCTACTCCAATAACACTGGCCAACACACCCACTTTACCTGTAGTACCTTCCTTATTCTCCACATCTACACTCAGGTCAAAGTCTATGTTTGTCACATTATAGTCACTAAATCCATGTGTCACACGAGGATTTTCTTTAAGTCCAAATATATTCATTGGATTCACAAATGTCTGCTTACCTTCAAACTCTTGATTAAGTTCATCAACAGACTCGGCAATCTGCTTGATGGTACTTTTGATAAATTCTTTTAGCTCCATATACAAATGGCGAATCCCTTATCAACGTGCGCCGACCGGAACCACCCGGAACCCGATTTTACGGGTTACACGTTGACAAGGGATTCATTTTATTGGTTTTAATTCGGCATCACAAAGATAACCATCTTTTTTGAAAACATAACGGTCTTTCACCGAAAACATAACGATGTTTTATAAAAAGGCCGGAATAGCATAAAAAACCCCTCAACTCGTGAGGGGTTCTCAGCTTATCTCAAGCCGCTTGCGATGTTTGATGATTATGCGCCCGAAGGCCACGGGCGACTTTTGTCTTAGGGGATATGGTACCCAGCCTTAAATCTTATCTGCTGCTGCACGGAGTCTGTCCGCCATGTCGCACAATGCACCTTTCAACTGCGCTCTCTCCGTCAAAGAAAAATCACCTTTACCGCCATTACCATCAATGCCGTCCATCTTATGATAGAGCCAGCTGCTTGACTTTCCAAAATATTGGCGTGCTATCTCTCTCCATGAAACCATCATCAATATATCACTGAGCTGTTGTTTCACGGTCATTTCTGTTTCGGGTCTAACTACGATTGTTTCCATATATATTTGTTTTAGTGTCCCACCCCAAAGGGTGGGCTTGTTGTTAATCTTTTGGGAGGTCTACCATTTTATCAAATAGTTCCTGACAATACCATAACAATTCAGGATAGCCATTTGGAAATGAATTTTGATAATTTCTGATTGCTTCAATCAGTTCCCTCTCTTCATCCGTTACTTTCATTGTTTTTTTATCCATATCATTTACTTTTTTAAGACACTACAAAAATACTACGAATTTTCGTATTATCCAAATTTTTACTACGAATTTTCGTATTTAACGCAAAAAAATAATAATAACCCCTCCGTGGTTCATGGAACGGAAATAATAAAGGTAAGGAAGTGAACTTCCCTACCAAACACCGGGTCCCATTCCGTTTTGCTCGCCGCATTCATAAGGTGAGCAAAACGGAATGGGGACGCTCACCAAGCAATAACGACACGAAAAAAGCAGCCCCTAAAGGCTGCTTCCCTACCCTTTGCCGAATTATTCAGCAATCAAGAGCGTTTCAATTTCTGAAATCTTCGTTTTGATTCGGCCACGCATGAAACCGATGAATTCCACCAACACGAAACGATTCGACAAGGCGAAAATTTCTCCGCTACCATATCCGCCCGAAAATTTCAGCTTATAGTTTGGCGAGTTGAAGCCATCTTCTTCGCCCAACTTTGCTTCGGCTGCATCCAAGTCGTCAAGTGCCGACATAAATGCGCTGCGGTCACTGGATAGCTTCTTCTTTCGTTCCAGGTCGGCCAAACATTTTTGAAGTTCAGCCGTTTTGCGTTCGATTTCGGCTTGCAGTTCTTCAGCGGTCTGCTTCTTGGTCGGCTTCTTCTTGCCCTTGGCTTCGGCCTTTGGTGCTTCTTCCACCTTTGGCAATTCTTCCACCTTTTCCGCATCAGCAGAAACGGCCATTTCTTCGGCCTTTGGTGTTTCTTCCGTTGGCTTGTTCACGATTGGCGCAACTGCTACCATTACAGGGTTTACAGACTGAGCAGACATTTCTGCCATTACCTTACTCACTTTCTTTGCTTCGTTTGTCTTCATAATCTTGAAAATTTAATGTTTATAAATAGGGTTAATTGCTTTTCATCGGTTGCACTTGACAAGCTGCGAAAACATGGCACACGGGGAAATAATCCTCTTTCGCTTCTTCTTCCGTCTTTCCGGCTTCGGTCGCTGCTTCCTTGCTTTGGCTACTTGCTACGGGTTGCGCCCAAAGCAAAATGGCCTTTTCTCCTTTCTTCACGGAGAAGCCTTCCTCTTTCCATTGGCGGAAAGTCTTCAAATCGGTGTAGCCCTTACTTTGGTAGTAATAGCGTAAAAGGCCGTTCACAGTGGGGAACTCGGGGAATAGTCCTTGTTTAGACAAGGTTTGCAGACTTGATGACAAATCTTTAAGAGCAGCTCTTCTTTTGAGTGCTTCTTCTTTCTTCTTCGGGTCAATACTCTTTTTCATGCTTCAAATATTTCATAGTTAGAAACTCGTTGGAAATACTCGCTATCATCGGCCAAAAGGCACAAATTATGTCCGTCCGATGTTGTGAAATACACCTCCAGTCTGTCGGTAGTGTCTACTTTGTCCGTCACTTCATAAGAACCGAAAATCTTTGTAAGTTCGGCAATCGCTTGTTTGTAGGTAAAAGTTTTCATTCGGTAATTCATGGCTTGTTGATTTTATGATGAACCTTGAGCTCGGTGGGTGTGAGCCTTTATTCGGCTGTTTCCCTGATTGGAGCTTTTTTTTTCTGCGTCGCCTGTCGCTACGCGGTATGTTTCGCCTTTTTTACGCTGCCTACAAAGGTGCCGGATAGAGCAAGAGCAAGTTTTTCACGGAAACCGAATGGCCTGAATACTACCCGAAGGGATGGAGATTTTTACGGAAACGCTGCTTGAACTTGAGCCAGTGAGAGACGGCATTTACCTTTGCAGCACAAAAAAGCGGAACTGCGCAGTGATAGGTGACAGAAATGAATGGCGACAATCAGAAAAGGAAACAGCCTAAACAATACAGCGGAACGCTACCAAAGAAAAAACGTTGGATGATGTGGCCGGATTCTAGAGGCAAGCCTGCTTAACGATGGATTCCGACCTCTTCAATCCAACTCAAGCAACCTACAGAAAGCACCGCTTTCTACCTCTTACCCGCGAAAAGTCCAAGGGTATGTAGAGTAGCGCATACGTTTGGACTTTTCGCGGCGCCCGATGTCATTTGGGACAACTTTGTCTTCAAATGGGGCGACTTTACGCAAAAAAAAAAGGTACTTGAAAATCCAAGTACCTAAAAACCAATAAACAAACCTCCCCCGTTTCTCAAAGCTGAGAAACGGAGCCGCACCGAAGTCCGAGCCGCACCGCCTCCGACTTGCGATTGCAAGAGACAAAACAAAGGGGAAATGTGATGAAATCCCACCTATAGCAAGGTTTGACCTATAAAAAAGCCCCTCCAACCAAGTTGGAAGGGCACTACAGCATCCTTTAAAGCATTATCCTATATAAGCAGTACCTTTCGACTGCCATACACGCAACCATTCCTTGCGCATCATCAGATACTTGAAAGCATCGGTCAAGTTAGTGGACTCTTTGGGCAGTCTTGCCGTAGGGAGTTTGTCACCCGTCTTCTCCTTTACCACCATGGTAGCCCCATTGCGGTCGGTTACAGACTTGGTCTTCGTTACCTCCATCTCACTCTTGAGATTACGACAATTATATTGGTCAATCTTGAGTGAGAACAGGCGGCGCTGGAGATTGCCCGCCATCAGGTCCTGCATGAATCGGTACTCCAAGTTACTGCCGATGTTTCCTTGGTTCAATGACATCAGCTGCACACTCCAGCCCGTAGAAGAACCATCGGCATACTTTTCGATGCAATTCTTAATCTGTGTAGCCATATCCGACTTGACACGCTTGTAGTTGTTCATGGAGCGGTCATAGTACAGCTTCAGAACCTTGCGTTTCATCGGAGCGAAGTATGCCAGGAAAGCATCCGCCAATTCGCGTGCCGTCTGTGGTGGCAAAGAATAGAACTCTTTCAATACATAATAAGTACTTCCCTTTCGCTGTCCTGTAACCATGGAGAGCATGTTACCGGAGTCCATACCTGCCTCCAGATAGCTGCTCCTATCCAAGTACCTAAGTACGGTACAATCTTCTTGCCATGCCAATGGGTGCTTGTCGATGACATCATTGAGATAGCCATCGGCATAGAAGTGTCCGATGGTAAGATTCGGATAAAACAGCACACTGGATTCCAATTTAGGGATGATGGAAAGCACATTGCAGTTCAAGCCCTCCAAGCCTTCTGTGATTTCATCCTGGAACCACTCCAAACCAAGAATATCCGCATTGACGTATGTCGATGATATGAAGAATAGAGAGACGCGCTGCCGTGCCTTTACCCATCGTTGTTCCCACCGTTCCATGTTACGCTTGGCCAACTGCATGGATTTCTCTGCTTTCTCCACTTTAGATGCCAAGGAACGGTCTATACGGAATGCTTTCTTCAATGCTTCATATTCCTGAAGATGGGAAACATAGGTTTTCTTGGTGTCATTATACACCAACCCGGCACGAAGGGCAAGCATGATTTTCTGCTTGTCGTTCTGCTTGGACATTTTCAGAATCCAGTCGTATTCGCCCAAATGGTTGGGATTCGGCATATCGGTGGTAAGTGTTCTGCTTCGGTACCAGACTGAATCTCCGTACTTGACATAGAAACCACGGACGGCCTTCAACAAGTTAGTGAACTTTTCTTCCGGAAAGTACTTGACTTCATCACCGAACACACCGACATACGAACGTCCGGCACCGATGGCCATACGATCCAAAGAGATGAACGTGAAGTTGAACCCCGTATAGAACACCATGGTGTTACGCCAATCGGAGCTGATGTTATACATACGGAGCTTCCATTCTTCGGGTGGAGCTTCATTGATCACGTAGTGAGTCCCATATTCCCACCCTAATAATGCAAGCCCATCGATGAGTGAAGGAATCACATTCTTGTGCAAATCCGAATAAGTGTCGGCCACCCATGCAAAGGGAGCACCAGGACAATCCATTGCAACTTCCTGAACTCGTTCCGCAAGAACTTGTACCGTCTTGGCAGAAGCACGACCAGCCACCCAATAGAGCGACCATGGCATGATAATGGAAAGCAACTGTGCTACCCAATTGCCGAAACGGACTTCGACATCATCCGTAATCCTGAGTTTTTTCTTGCGTGTCATCGAGCATTTCTTCAAATGAGGTTTCAATAATGTTGGCATCCCGTTTCAGACGTTCACGATCACGTTCCGAAATATCCGGGATGCTGTCAATCTGCTGAGCCAACAATTTACGATCGATAGAAGGGATACCAATCATGCTGGAATCGGTTGTGTAAACCTTGATAGGCTTGTCTTTCGGTTGTTCTCTCTTGATTGGATCTTCTTTGTCCAACTGCTTCACCTTCCATGCCTGAATCTTCAGATTGCCGTATATCTCCATGTCCTTGGGCGATTTGGCCGAAAGCAAGACAGCCTGTGCAGCTTTCTGCAAATCCTCAAAAATCATGTTACGGTGTGCCCGGTTCTCGATGGAATCATCCAGATAGAAGAGATTGACCG